GTTTGGTATATAATAATATATGAGGTTTTTAAAATTAAGAAAATAATTTAAAAGAATATTGAAAGAAGAGTTGCCAGTTGATCACTGCGCTTTAAAGACCTGTTTGATTTAAAGCCTCTTCTTTTAATATTAAAAAACTAAACAGGAGTTATTATGAAAGAAACTAAAACATGTACAAAGTGTAAAATTGAGAAAGAATTAAAATTATTCAATAAACAAAAATCAACTAAAGACGGATTGAGTAGTTGGTGTCGAGATTGTTTTAAAGAATATAATAAAAAACGTTATAAAGCAAATTTAAAATATGAAAAAACACGTAGTAAACAACATCGATTAACAAATCCAGAATATTATAAAGAATATTTTAAGCAATATTATAAAGCAAATCTAGAGAAGATTAAAGAATATGATAAATTGTGGCATCGAGAGTATCGCAAAACCCCAAAAGGCAAATTGGATAATAATATGCGGTGTTTGTTATATAATATATTCAAATTTAATCAAAAAGAATCTCTAACACTACAAAAAAAAGTGGGGTATTCAGTGCAAGAACTAAAAAACCACTTTTCAAAATTATTTACTGATGGTATGAGTTGGGACAATTATGGAGAGTGGGAGATAGATCATATTCGTCCAGTATCCTCTTTTAATTACACTAAAGAAAGTGACCCAGAATTTCAAGAGTGTTTTAGTTTAAAAAACCTTCAACCATTATGGAGAGAAGAGAATATGGCAAAAGGCATGAAATATTAAATATTATAAGAGGCTATAAAATGAATCAAAAATATGATCCTAAACTACATATTAAGTTGGTTGAAACTTTAATTTCTTTCGGTTTAACAAATCTTCAAATTGCTGAAAAACTAAACATAAGCTATAAAACGTTCTATAATTGGATAAATTCATACCCTGATTTTAAAGAATCATATGATAATGCAAAAACTCATTATATAACTGAACAATGTAGTTTGGTTGAACAAAAGCTGCTTCAAAAATGTAAAGGATATGAATATGAAGAATCTGAAATAATTAAAGAAACTGACGGAGAGGGAGCTTTAAAAAACACTAAAATTAAGAAATCTAAAAAGAAAGCATCCCCAGACATTACATCTATAAAATTTTGGCTCACTAATAAGGCCCCAAATGATTGGAGTGAGAAGAAGGATCTTACAGTTGAAATTAACGATCAAACAGAACAAAAAAATAAACTAAATAAGTTATTTAGTGATATTGAAGAAGAATCTAAAGAAGATAAAGAAGATATTGAGGTTAAATTAGAAGAAACTGGAGAAGAAAATTAAAATGGAGATTGGTAAAATTTTGCAGATTATGGTAGTATCCATAACAACTGGAGTGATTGCTTTTTTATTTTGGATTATTAGGCGCAGTTACTTAAATATTTTTAATACACTTGAAAAACATACTAATTCTATTGAACATGGGTTCGAGACAATTAACCAGAATTTAAGTAATTTTAAAATTGAGTGTTATAAATTTTTCACCCCCTTAACAGAACATAAAGAATTTGAAAAAGAAATAAAAGAAAAAATTTATAAAGTAAAGTAAATAAGGAGACAATTTAGAGTTGTTATCTGACCATATTATTAAAGGTATAATAAATCAACCACATAAGTTAGGTAATTTTCTTGGATATGAACTTTTAAGCTCTATTCATAGTAAATGGATAAAAGATTGTTGGAGACGTGAAACAGATTATTGTATTCAAGCCCATAGATCGAGTTATAAAACAACTTCAATCCTAGTGGTTGGGGCAATTTGGTGGCTTATTTTCAATCCAGAAACTACTATTTTGGTTGTTAGAAAGAGTTTTGAAGAAGCTTGCTCAATTGTTAAAGAAATTAAAGCACAATATGAATCAGAGAACCTCCAATATCTTTACAAAGAAATGTTAAATATAGATAATATTTTAGGAGGAGTTTGGAGAGATTCAGCTTTAACACTTAGTACTAAAAAACAAATTACTAAAGAACCAAATATTTCAGCTCTAGGTATTGGTGGAGGTATTGTTGGTAGTCACTTTCAAAAAATCTTTTGTGACGATATTACAACAATAAAAGATAGAATATCAAAAGCAGAGAGAAAAAGTACTATCACATTCGCACGAGAACTTCAAAATATTAAAAGGGTTGACGGTAATATCGTAACAAGTGGTACTCCATGGGAGAAATCTGACGTATTTTCTATATTACCAGAGCCTGATAAATATCCTGTAGGTTCTATTGAAATTCAAGGATTTACTCCAGAAAAAATTCAAGAACTTAGAGATCAACTTGGGCCTAGTCTATTTTCTGCAAATTATGAACTTCAACATATTTCAGATACTGATAGATTATTTAATGAACCAAATTATGCTCCATGGCATGAAGGACGTTTTAAAATATGTTCAGCATTTATCGATACAAGTTTTTCCGGAAGTGATTACACTGCTATGTCTATGATTGGTGTAACAATTGGTAAATTGATTTATACAAGAGGCTGGATTTGGCCAGACCATATAATTGATTGTTACGATAAAATAGTAAAATATTGTACTGAATATAAAGTTGGTACTATTTTTATAGAAACAAATGGAGATCAGGGAGCCAGTAAAAGAGATCTTTCTTCATTGTGGCCTGCTGTTATAGGTCGTAGAGAAACACAAAATAAACATATTAAAATAATTTCACACTTAAAGAAAAACTGGAATAAATTGTTATTTGCAGAAGATTGTCAGCCTGAATTTTTAAATCAGTGTTTAGAATATTCAGAGGACGCTTCACACGACGACGCTCCAGATTCACTTGCAAGTTTATGCAGAGAACTAAAAATAGGCAGTAATAGATTAAATATTATGGATAGATTTTAAAAAATTTATAGGAGTAAAAAAATATTATGTGGATATCAAAGAAAAATTTTAATAAACTACAAACTAAAGTGGATTCGCTAATAGATCCTCTTACAACAAGAGGGAGTTCAACTGACAGAACTACAAGATTGGTTGGTAGTAGTAGAATAAATGATAATCAAAAGAATTTAAATCTTTATATATCTAATGGGTTTGTTCAAAGGGTTGTTGACGCTCCTGCAGAAGACGCTACAAGAGAATGGATAGAAATTTCAGCGACATTAGACGGTATAGAAAATCAAGAAATTAAAAAAATGGTAGAAGAACGATTAAAAGATTTGGGTATTCGTGGACAAATTAAAGATCTTATTAGATATTCTAGATTGTATTCAAAGGGTTCTTTTCTATATTATGGAGTTTTAGCACACCAAATTCAACAAAATCAAATTCTAACTAATCCACTACCAGCAAAAATTCAATCTATAGAATTTATAAATGTAATTGATGATCCTGACAGAGTAAATATTCAAAATCTAAATCCCAATAATCCAACCTTAAAAAATTATAACCAAATGAGATTTACAATATCAGCACAAGAAATTCATCCTAATAGATTAAGTTGGTTAGTAAATTCTTTAATTCCCTCAATGCAAACTGGATTAAGTGTTGTTCAAATAATTCAAGACGCTATCATCTGTCAAGATTCAGCTCTTTGGTCGATGAATTCTTTCCTTATGGCTATGGCTATTAAAGTTTTTAAATCTGAAGATATTTCTAATCTTAATATAACTCAAAAAGGTGAACTTCTTGCAAGAATGAAGCATTTAATGGATACTCAATCTTCTATGATTTTAAATCCAGAAGAAAGTATTGAAATGTTAAACCTTACTCCAACAACAGGCATGAAAGAGATTTTTGAATTTATTTTCGAAAATCTTAGTGGATTATCTGGGATCCCGAAAAATATTTTACTTGGTAAAAGTCATGGGATTGTGAGTGCAGGAGCTTATGATACTTTGAATTATTTCCAAAATATTGCAAAATTTCAAGAGAATGGTATAAGACCTATTATTCAAAAAATTATTGATTTAATTATTAAAGAAGAAAGAGGAGAAATATACCAAGCAATTAGTGGAGATATAAAGAGTCTTAAAGTTGACTTTGAATTTAAACCTTTATATAAGCTTGATCCTCAACTTCAAGCTGACGTTGATCTTAAAAATTCGCAAAGAGACCAAATTGAATTTAATATTTCAAAGAGTTCTCCTCAAGAATTAAGAGATTTAGATCCACGATATAAAGGGAGAGAACCTTTTACTGTTTATACTAACTTTTCACCTAATTTTACAGAGCCAAAAACAGTAGAATCTGAAGAATTAGAAGTACCGGTTGAGAATGAAGAAAAAAAATAATTCAAATGGAGTATAATAATATAGAGGGAGACAGTAATCGACGGATTATTTCTGAAACCAAGTGAGTAAGATTATCCCTCAAATATTTTAAAAACTACTTGGAGGTAGTATGAAGAAATTTCACTTAAAAAAACAAAGAGCACTAAAAAGAGCACAAGAAATATGTGATAGTTTAGATCCTAAAGAATGGGAGATATTATTATATCCAACTGAAGAAAATTATGATTCTGGAGTAAATTTGAAACACTTAGTGTGCGGCACAATTAAAAAAGAAACCGTCAGAAACTTTAATGCCCATTATAACTGGCTTAAATATATTACATGTAATAATAAACAATGTATCAATTTTAAAAAAAAACAAACTACTCTTAAAAATTACGGAGTTTTGCATTCCAGCCAATCTGAAACAGTTAAGGCTAAAATGAAAAATACTAATTTATTAAAATTTGGATTTGAAAATGCCGCCCAATCTGAAATAATTAAAAATAAAATGAAAAATACTAATTTACTTAAACGTGGAGTTGAATATTCATTGCAATCTAAAGAAGTTAAAGAGAAAGCTAAACAAAGTAACTTACTTAAATTTGGAGTTGAATATGTATTTCAATCAGAAATAATTAAAGATAAAATGAAAAATACTAATTTACTTAAACGTGGAGTTGAGCATGCCGCCCAATCTAAAGAAGTTAGAGAGAAAGGATATCAAACTAAAAAGAAAAATAATTCTTTTAATACCTCAAAACCAGAAAATAAATTATATTTAAAATTCTGCAAAATTTATGGTGAAGAAAATGTTATTAGAAATTATAAAGATCCACGATATCCATTTAGGTGTGACTTCTATATTAAAGACTTTGACTTCTTTATAGAACTTCAAGGTCATTGGGGACACGGTAAAGAACCTTATGATAAAAATAATAAAGAGCACCAAGAAATAATAAAAGTTTGGAGATCTAAAAATACTAGATATTATGATAACGCAATTAAAGTATGGACTGTTAGAGATCCTAAAAAACGTAAAACAGCAAAAGAAAATAATTTAAATTATTTGGAGATATTTTAATGAAAAATAATAACTTTCCACTTCATATAGAACACCAACAGGCTAAATTATTTCGTAATATTATTCTGAGATTATCGAGAGAAGTTATACCTAGTCTTAAAAGGCAATTTCGAAAAGAACAGAAAGAAATTAAAATTGACAGCTTTGGTGATCTCGAAAACAAATTATTAGATAAAGTGAAGAGTGGTTCAAAATATCTTAAAAATGAAATAACTAAAATAGCACTGTTAATAGAATCTTGGAGTTATTTTAAAACTAAAAAAATGATTGATAATATAAATAAAAAATCAATTATACCTATAGTTTTTGAAAGAGAGAATTTATTAGCAGAGAATTTTATTTCTAGTTTTATTAAAACAAATATGGAGTTAGCTGAAATTCTTCAAAGAGAGTTTATCCCTGAAATTTCTAAAGCGGCTTCGCAAACATTTTTAAGTGGAGGATCTACAAAAGATCTCGCAAAAAATCTTCTTCATTATACTAATAATAATGTATCAAAGGCTGAATTTTGGGCCAGAGATCAAGTGGGATCGGCCTATAGTGAGTTTACTAAAGTTCATCAAGTTCAGGCAGGTTTCAGATCATATGTTTGGAGGACCGCTGGAGATAATGCAGTTCGTGATAATCATGCAACTCTTGAAGGTAGAGTTTTTAGTTGGACTGAAGGGGCTGCAAATACTGGATTATTAACAGCTTCTGGAGCAAAACATCCTGGAGAAGATTATCAATGTAGATGTACAAGCGAACCTTATGTCGAAAATTAAAAAAAATTATTTCAATTTACTATAATAATAATAAGGAGAGTAATATTTATGAAATATTTAGAAGAAGATTGGACACAGATTTTATTTGATTATTACAGTGGTATGAGTCAAAGAGAATTAGCACAAAAATATGATTTGAATATTAAAATGATTCAACGTCACTGTAAAAATATCCTAAGTGTTTTATTTAACGATCCAGACTCAGTAATAAATAGAAATTGGGAGAGTTTAGAAGAAGAAATTCAAAGCATAATAACAAAATTCTAATAATTAAACTTAGTGACGGGTGTCACAGAGTTAAAATATAATTTAAATAATTAAAGGAGATTTAAATGAAAATATCAGTTGTTAGTAGTTGTCCCTATGGAGCATGTAGTTTTTATAGAAGTTTTGGTGTACTTCCAAAACTAAAAGTAGAAACAATAGGTATTAACGATGTATCATGGCAAGCTTTAATGGACACAGAAATTTTATATTTTGAACGTCCCGATAATCCAGCATTCCTTCAAGCTGGGCAAATTGCTAAAGATATGAACATTAAATTGTGGGTAGATTTTGATGATAATTTGTTTTGTGTACCAAATTACAATCCACATGCTCATTATTATAATAGAGCCGCTCAAAGTAATATCATAAAAAATATACAACAAGCAGATATAGTTACAGTTACAACCCCTGCATTAGCTGAAGAGTTCTCAACTTTTTATGATAAAAAAATTATAGTAATTCCTAATGCTCATAATGATTATAATTTTCCACTAAAACATAATTTATCAAATAAAAACATAATACTATGGAGAGGTAGTGCAACACATAGAAAGGATTTATTAACCTATTCAAGACAAATTTGGGATATTGCAGCTTCTTCTAAATGGAATTGGGAGTTTATTGGAAAAGAATTATGGTATCTTACAGATGGCATTGA